TGCAGGGCCAGAGCAACCGCGAGGGCGGGGCCAGCACTGAGACGGTCGGCGGGATGGCGATGGCCTTGAACAGTGCCAACTCCCCGCTGCGCGTGATCGCGAAGCAGGGCGACGATCAGTTGTTCGTCCCGCACCTTCGCCGGTATTACGACTACGGGATGCAAGACCCGGAAGTCCCTGCCGAGGCGAAGAAAGACTGCCAAGTCGAGGCCCGAGGATCGACCGCGCTCCTTCAGCGCGAGATCGCGAAAGAGTTCCTGCAGGGCATGTACCCGATCGTCCAAGACCCGAAGTCGCGGGTGTCGATGGAGAAGTGGGTCGCCCAACTTGGCCGGTCGCAGGGCTTCGACATGGCCCAGATTCAGTACGACGACGAAGAGTGGAAGCAGATGCAGGAGCAGGCGTCGCAACAGCCGCCTGACCCGGCGATCCAAGCCGCGCAGATCCGCTCGGATGCAGCAGTGCAGACGGCACAACTCCGACTCCAGCAAAGCCAAGAGGAAGGTCAAGCCAAAGCTGGAGAGGCGGCCAAGGACCGCGCGATGGATCTCCTGGCGCAGGACGTTGCGGAGCGCATCGAGATCATGAAGCTGTCGCAGCAGCGCGGAATCTCCATCGAGAAGATCAAGGCCGACCTCGCCTCGAAGGCAATGAGTGAGCGGTCCAAGGCGCAAGAAGTGGCCCTGAAGCTCAGCCCGCAGAACCCTACGAATGAGGGCATTTGACGTGCTGACCCGCGAAGACTTCAAGACAGACACATGGGCGCACATCGTTGCGTTCATCGACGCCCGAATCCACGAACTGCGGGAGACCAACGATGGCCCGCGTTCAGAGATCGATACCGCCTCATTGCGAGGCCGTATTGCCGAGCTGAAGAAGCTCAAGGCGCTGGAGCCCCCAGCCCCCGCCGCCGATGGCCCTGATGAAGCGCCGCGGCAAAGCACACACAACTGGAACTGACTGACCAAATGGAGAACACGGAACTCGACGCATTCCTAGCAGCATCTGGTGAGCCGCAGCCTGAGAAGGAAGCCGCCGCCGATGAGCCGCCGCGCGCTGAAGAGACATCCCCGGCCAAGGATGAGCCTCAGCCCGAAGCAGTGCAGCAGGATGAGACGAAGGACGTAGACCCCTTCGCCGATTTGCCGCAAGTCGTCAAGGCACGACTGGCGCAACTCCCACAGTTCGAACATCAACTCCGGTCCGAGCGTGGCCGCCGAGAAGCCTTGGAGCGAAAGCTACGAGAGCTTGAGGCCGCCACGCCGAAGGAGAAGCCGAAGTCCGAACGCATCGAGAAGATCAGGAGCGAACTGCCAGAAGTGGCAGACGCGCTCGAAGAGATCGCATCGAGGCATGTGGAGCCGCCCGCCGCAGAGCCGGTGAAGGAAGAACCGCAGCGAAGCCAAGAGGAATTGGATCGAGACCTGTTGGATGCAAACCCACTGCTGACCGCAGAGCATCCGAACTGGCTCGAAACCGTCCGCACTGCTGACTTCAACGTCTGGCTCGGAAACCAGCCGCCGGCATACCGGCAGCGGCTCCAACAGACGGACAGTGAGCACGACTTGGCACGCGCGATGGTGCATTACTCCACCTACCAGCAGGCCGCCGCCCAGCGCGTTGCAGAAGCGCAGCAAAGGGCCGCCGCCGCGAAGGTCACTCAGACCAGACAAGCGCGGGTTCAGGAAGCCGTCACACCGAAGGGTGCAGGCGCGCGACGTGATCCCGCTCAGTCAACTGAGTTAGACGCCTTCCTCGCGTACGCAAGCCGCAATCGGTAACGCAGAGAAGGGGTCCAAGGAACCCTCATGTCCACGCAAGTCCTAAGTACCCAAGCACAACGGATCGGCCGGCTCAAAGCCGAGATCCTTGAGCACGTCATCCCCCAAGAGATCATCGGCAAGGTCTGCCGGAGCATGAAGAAGGCCATTCCGAAGAACTCTTCGGAAACGGTCGTCTTCCGCCGCTGGCTGCCGAAGGGCGCAACCACCAACACGCCGAACACTTGGACGGTTGATCCGACCACGCATCGTCTGAACGAAGGCGAAACGCCGTCGAGCGACACCATCCAAGCGCAGGACATCACCGTCTCGCTGGAAGAATACGGCCTGATCTATCGGTTTTCGAACCGCGTCGAAGAACTCTACGAGGACGAAGTTCCCTCTGAGATGAAGCGGCAACTCGGCGAGCGCATGGGTCTGCTGCTCGAACAGATCCGCTACGGCAAGCTGAAGGCCGCGACGAACGTGTACCGCGCCGGCAACGTCGCATCGCGCTCGCTCGTGACCGCGCTGCTGAGCACCAACGTGCTCGCCAACGTGGCCCGGGGGCTGTTCGCGAACCTCGCGCCGAAGGTCACCAGCATCCTGTCGCCAAGCGCCATGATCGGCACGACCTCGGTTGAGGCCGCTTACGTTGTGGTGTGCTCCGGTGATCTTGAGCAGGACATCCGCAATCTGACGGGCTTCACGCACGTCTCGGATTACGGCTCCCGCAAGGTGATCCACGACAACGAGCTTGGCTCGTGGCAGCAGTTCCGCTTCGTGATCAGCCCGCACATGGCGCCGTACCTCAACGCCGGGACCACGGCTACCGCAAGCACCCGCTTGGCTGCTGGCGTGGCGAACACGGCCGGCTCGGAACTGGTGGACGTGTACCCGATGCTGGTGCTGACCGAAGATGCATACGGCGACGTGATGCTTCGCGGCATCGACGGCTGGAAGGCGACTTTCAAGCCCGCCGGCACCGACTCCTCGGATGACCCGCTGGGCCAGCGCGGCTACGTCGCTGCTCGGACGTACTTCTCTGTGGTGCGTCTGAACGAGCTTCACATGGCCGTCGTCGAGGTGGCCTGCTCCAGCCTTTGATTGAACACGGGGGCGTAACTGCCCCCAACCAAGGAAACCTGAAATGAAAACGACCCGCGACAGCTACAGCCTGGGTTACGCAACCCTCGCCGAGGGCACCAACGCCAACACCTTCAAGACGACCACGGCTTGCGCCTACGTCATCAACGGCCAGAGCTACATCAAGGCCGCCACCGACAACCTCGCTTTCTCGACTGGCACTGCGCAAGCGGTCCTGACGCAGGCGGCGTACTTCGTGTTCGTCGATACGGCCGGCACGGTCACCACGGTGCAATCGAGCATTCAGCCCATCTCCAGCGTTGCTGGATATGTCGCTGGTGCTTGGGAGATCCCGCATGTGGCCGACAAGGCTTGCATCGGCGCGATCAAGGTGACGCTGGCATCGGCCGCGACGTTCACGCCCGGGTCCACCGACCTGAGCGCGACGAACGTGACCGGCACCTACTTCAACTTTGGCGACAGCTACGGCACTCCGATCACCTACTGATCGGCCCATCGGGGGAGGGGTTCTCCCCCGTTCTGGAGAAGACATGCACTACACGCGCCCTTGGACCGTGGCCTTTGACGGGCCGACGATCACTGAGGCGGTCCCGACTGGACCCCCGGTTGCCACCGAGACGTTCCCTGTCGCCGGCCCGTTCTCACAGATGTACTTCGACTACCTGCACGAGGGCCAACCCATTGTGTTGCGTGTCTATGCCATCGACTACTACGACAGCCCGAGCGCCGCACGCGCGTTCACCTGGGCGACGACCGAGGAGGCCGCGTAATGGCAAGAGTTTGGCAAAAGTTCAGCTATCCGCACCCGTCGTACCCGTCGTTTGACGATGCAAAGCCGATTGAGCCTGCATCCGAGTACGAGCACTTGCCGCCGGAACTCTGTGAGGCAGCGTCCGTGACGTTCGTCGATTTCCTGAGCGAGGGGGTGCCCATCAGGGGCTGGTTCCCAAGGGCCAGCATCGGCCAAGGCGCCACGCACGTATGGGTTGAGCCGAAGAACGTAAGCAAGGAGGCCGTGTAATGGCAGCCGTTCATTCCGACGACTACCTGCCGAAGTTGACCGGCGTGGTTTCGTACAAGGCATTCAGCACGAACATGCACCGCTCGGCCATCGAGCCGATCACTGAGCGCGAGTTCAAGACGAACGTCGAGTATGAGAAGTTCATGCAGGACATTCTCATCATCACGCTGGCCGAGTCCACCAACCCGAAGGACTATGACAAGGTGCCCGTGGCCGTGAACGGCGAAGAGGCTTGGCTTCCGCGCGGCGTCAAGATCGAGATCCCTCGCTACATGGTTGAGCCGCTTCTGCGCTCGCAAGAGGTGTCCTCGAAGACCATCGACAACAAGGATCAGGCGGCCGTCGAAGGCAAAGTCATCGTGCAGAAGAACTCGCAGTACGTGTCTGTGAGCGTGCTGCGCGACCCGAGCCCAAAGGGGCGCGCGTGGCTGGAGCGCGTGATGCGGGAGCCGAACTGACATGGAGCGCGACCCGGAAGTGATGGAAGCGGCCTACCAAGAGTTCATGAGCCAAGACCTGATGGTTCGTCTGGAGCCGGATGCCGAGCCCGTGGCGCTGAAGCGCGCTGTGGTGGAGATGATGCTGCGCAAGCCTAGCGGCTCGTTCTCCATCGTCAGCGACCCATCTCCGAACGGGCGGGCATGGGTCGAACTCGTGATGCTGCACCGGGACTGAGATGAACTTCCTGCAACTCGTCCAGCGCGTCCGGCAGGAGTGCTCCATTGCGGGCACTGGGCCTGCATCCGTCGTCAACCAGACCGGGCAACTGCAGTCCCTCGTGGACTGGACTGCCGATGCGTGGAACGAGATTCAGGGAGATCGCCTGTGGTCCTGGCAGTGGGAAGCGGTGACGCTCTCTTTCGCAGTTGGGGAGCAGTTCAAGCTAGAAGGCATCCCGTCTCGTCGGTGGTCAAAGAACGCATTTCGCGAGACAAGCGAGATGACCTATGTGCCGTGGGAGACCTTCCGCAGGATGTACCCGGTCCCGCAGGACGGCGACCCACGCACATGGTCTGTGCGGCCTGACGGGGCGTTCATGCTGAGCACGAAGCCAGTCGTCGCCACATCGATAGCAGTGGAGCGCTACGCGATCCCGACGCAACTCGACTCGGACGATGACATCCCGGCGATGCCTGCGCGGTACCACATGGCGGTCGTCTGGAAAGCGGTGATGAAGTACGCCGAGGAGCAGGAGGCAGGAGTGCTCAGGGCCACGGCTCAGGACAACCACGCAAAGATCATGATGGACGTGTTCAGCGAATGCACGCCCGACATCCAGTTTGGAGCGCCGCTGCTGTGACCACGCTGCTCATCATCCTCGGGCTGATCGTCTTTGGCTTCGTGAGCGCGGTTGTCGGGATCTGCGTGTTCTGCTACTTGATCTCCGAATCCGTGAGGTTGTGGTGAGCGACGTAGACGCCTTCCTCGGCGCCGCGTTCATTGCGTCGGCAATCGTGTTCCTTATCTGGCTGGGTGAGGGCGAATGAAACTCGACCTGCCTCCGACCACGACGAAGTTCGACCGGATCACCCTGCAAGGTGGGCTGGACCTTCTCACGCCCACACTTCAAGTGGCGCCGGGCGTGGCTCGTGAGGCGCTGAACTGGGAACAGTCGATCACCGGGGGCTACTCCACCCTGATGGGGTATGAGCGCATGGACGGCCGCGCGAGCCCATCTGCCGCGGTGTACCTGACCATCACGGTCACCGGCACGGTATCGGTCGGCTCGACCATCACCGGGGGAACCTCTGGCGCGACTGGCGTGGTCCTGTCCGTCACTGATGGGGTTGTGGCCTACACCAAGTCCACCGGCACATTCCTCGTTGGGGAATCCATCGGCAGCGCGGCGATCACGAGCCTCGGCGGCGTGGTCACTGACCCGACGTACTCCGCTCAACAGTCTGCGCTCGCAGCAGATGTGTATCGGGCAGACATCCAAGCCGTTCCGGGCTCAGGGCCGACGCGCGGTGTCGCGTTCCTCGGTGGAGTCTTGTACGCGTGGCGGGACAACGTCGGCGCCACGGCTATGGCGATCTACAAAGCCACGCTGTCCGGCTGGACGCTGGTCCCGCTGCTGTACGAGATCGCCTTCACTCTCGGCTCTGCGGAGTATGCAGAGGGCTCGACGCTCTCCCGCGGCGGGGTGACCGCGACCGTTCGGCGCAGCGTGCTGGAGACCGGGGATTGGCTCGCTGGCACCGCTGCTGGCCGGCTGATCGTCACGGCCCCATCCGGCACGTTCACTGCTGGTGTTGCTGGCGGTGGTGGTGTCGCAACGCTCTCCGGCAACGCAACGGCCATCACGCTCCTGCCGGGCGGCCGGGTGGAAACGGACCTCGGCAACTTCAAGGGCTCGACGCGTCTCTACTGCGCTGACGGTGTGAACCGCGCGTATGAGTTCGACGGCACTTACCTCGTCCCGCTCAACACCGGCAACACGCCCGACACGCCGGCCCACGTCAGGACGCATCAGAACCACTTGTTCATCGGGCTCGGGACGTTCATCCAGCACTCTGGTATCGGCG